GGTGCTGTCCTGTAAAGCAATGCGCCTGCGTTCCTCAAACTATGGCGCTGATAGTGGCTATTCCTGCTCTTTGACCTTGCGTCGCTGGAGTTCTTCACGCGCGACGGTGACGAGTTGCCCGATCTCCTCGGCGGCTTTGACTCCGATTTTTTCCACCTGCGCTAGGGCATCGAGCGAAGAAACCAGGAGGTTTTCTCCGCTTCCTTCTGCCTGGCGGCGGGCGATTTCACCGCGCATGGCGGTTACTATGAATCCGGCGTTGCTTTCACCGTCCAGTTTTACGGATTCCATGCCTTCAATAACATCATGCGGGATCCGAGCTGTCAGTGATTGTGATTTTGCGTTTTTTGAACCTGTAGCCATCTGTAATCCTCTCAATGAAAGTGTAAGACAATATACACATAAAAAGTCTTACATAAAAGCATTGACATGTAAGCCACCTATAAATAAAGTTACTTACACCTTGTTAATGCAAGGTGCAGAAACGACGAAACCCCGCACTGTAGGAGCAGTAACGGGGCTTCTAACCACCAACGATAGCAAGATTATCGAGGCAGCTATGAGAAATCATACCATACACCCGCAAGGGCGGGACTCGTACAACCTGAATAAATACATCTGGCGTTTTATCGCCCTGAGCACCGCACAACCGCGCGTGATTCACATCGTGGCCACCAGCGAACAGGAAGCACGCCAGCAATCCCCGGCTGGCTGCGTGATGGTATTCGCCGCCCGTATTCGTCAGGGGGTGTGCCATGCCTGATATGTCAAATTACCAGTACCTGATTAATCCGCATTTTAACTGTGAGCATGATATTGCTAAAAAGATTTATTCCGCTGCGGATGGGGCTACTGACAATATATCAATGGCTGTTGCGTCAATTGGTAGCCTGATGTGGCATGCGTCAGAAAATGAGGACTATGACGAAAAGGCCATGCGCATTGATATGGGTAATATCGGTTTGTTACTGGCAATGCTTGGACATTTTGATATTTCGTTACGGTGCACCATTGAAAATGCCACAGATGCATTAAATGCTATAAAGAAAGCGAATACTGATTCAAATCGGGGATAAATAATCATGAGAACGTATTTATCTGGCTTGACTGCCAGCGGTTATGCACACCCCCAAATTATCCCCGGCGCTATTTATCTGGATAAGAACGGTAACAGAGTAACGGTAAAAGAACTGATGTTTGACCGTGTGTATTTTATCCGTGATGGCTATTCATTTCTTAGTTCGCTGAACGTGGAGATCTTTATTAGCAGATTCAGGCGGGAAATCCCGCTTTCCAGAAATAACCATGTGTCATGTATGGATGTTGATAAAAAACTACAGGAACTAAAAAACATGATTGCCGCGTGGAGAGAGCAGAAATGAAAAAAGCGCCAAATTTAAAACACCAGCCGCGTGACAAAATGACGGAAGTCATCATTTTTGCGGGTAGTGATGCGTGGGCACATGCGAAACAGTGGCAGGAACAGGACGGGCGACTGGCTGGCGATAACGTGCCACCTGTCTGGCTTGGAGAGCAACAACTTGCCGAACTGGACAACCTGCAAATCGTACCGGACGGACGCTATCGCGTGCGTCTCTATCAGGCGGGGTTATTGCGTCCGGGGCTTGTTAATACCATCGGGCAGAAACTGGCAGTGGCAGGTGTCAGGGATGCTGATTATTACCCTGAAGGAATGCACAGCCAGAAACGGGAGAACTGGCGCGAATATCTGGAACGTGAACGGGCAGAGCAGGCGGAAAAGAAAAAGGTAGTTGAACTGCCTGTAAAGAAAAAAGAGCCATGCTATCAGGATGATGAATTAAAGCCCCGCGTTGAAAGTCGCGTCGATGGTGTTTTCTGGGTAACGCCCAAAGTGGATAAGCAGTCAGGCGAAATTATCCGGCCTGAGACGTGGTTATGTTCTCCGCTTGAACTACTGGGAACGGGGACGATCGGTAAAGAGCATTACCGCGTGATGCGCTGGAAAAAATTAGCAAACCATGAAGTCATCACAATGGCGATCCCGTGTGGTGGCATTGGCGACCGTGACGGCTGGCGGTTGCTTAAAGATCACGGGCTGAACGTGACAACAAACGGCAAATACAGGGCTATCCTGGCTGACTGGATGCAGTTAAGCGGAAGCCATGAGGAATGGCAGCTAAGCACAACAACGGGCTGGCATTTTGGCGCGTATATCATGCCGGACGGCTCAATCATTGGTGATTCTGAAAAACCGATCCTGTTTACCGGAAAAAGTGCCGCTGTTAATGGCTATTCGGTTGCGGGTACGGCGGAGGGCTGGCGCGACTGCGTGGCGCGGCTGGCTGGTGGCAATCCGTCCATGATGCTGGGTGTTGCCACGTCACTGGCAGCACCTTTGATTGGCCTTGTTGGTGCTGACGGCTTCGGGTACATCTTTTCGAACAGTCATCGGCAGGGAAAACCACCACGCAGAACATCGCATCAAGTTTATGGGGAGAGCCGGACGCACAACGGCTGACCTGGTACGGCACAGCGTTAGGTATCGCTAACGAGGCAGAGGCGCACAACGACGGGCTGTTACCCCTGGATGAAATAGGCCAGGCCGGAAACGCGCGGGAGGTGTCCACGTCAGCCTATACGTTGTTTAACGGTTCCGGGAAATTACAGGGGGCGAAGGACGGCGGCAACCGGGAGATAAAACACTGGCGCACGGTGGCAATCAGCACCGGAGAAATGGACGTTGAGACATTCCTCAAAACGGAGGGGATAAAAGTCAAAGCGGGGCAGCTTGTCCGCCTGCTTAACGTTCCGATGGAAAAAGCCACGCACTTTCACGAATACAGCACCGGAAAGGCGCACGCAGACGCGTTAAAGGATGCCTGGACAGAAAATCACGGGGCAGCGGGTCGTGAGTGGGTTAAATGGCTGGCAGGCCACCAGCAGGAGGCAAAGGATACGGTAAGGGAATGCCGCGAACGGTGGCGCAACCTGATACCGGAGAGCTACGGCGAGCAGGTCCACCGCGTGGGTGAGCGTTTCGCCATACTGGAGGCCGCGCTTGTGCTTTCCTGTCATGTAACTGGCTGGGCCGCGCAGGAATGCCGGGACGCAATACAGCATAACTTTAATGCCTGGGTGAAGGAGTTCGGCACGGGTAACAGGGAATTTAAACAGATGGTTGAACAGGCTGAGGCGTTTTTGTCGTCGTTCGGGTTCAGTCGATACCTTCCTTACCCAAACAGTGATGAACGTGATTTACCGATTAAAGACCTTGCCGGATACAGAAAGGGGAGTATCAGAAATGAAGATGATGAGTTCCGTTTTTACACGTTTCCTCATGTGTTTGAGGGGGAGATCGCACAGGGATTTAACCCGTCCCACTTTGCCCGCGCGTTGAGTGCTGCCGGAATGCTGGAAGCGGGTAACGATCGCCGTTACAAGAAAAAGGCTCTCGGCAAAATTGGGGGGAAGCAGCATGTTTTTTACGTGCTGATGTTCCAGCCTGAGGCAGAAGATTAACCCCCTGTGTGAGGTGAAAAGTTGCGGGTTATGCGGGTTACTCTGTGTATAAGTGCATTAACTGCATGAATAAAAAGGAAATCAATAACCCGCACGTAACCCGCAAAACGGCAGTTATAACCCGCAAAAGTGCGATTATAACCCGCAGATGAATAACAGGAAGTGACAGCAAACAGCCACGCGTAACCCGCAGAAAAAAAACCGTTTGCGGGTTATTTTGAGCATTTTGCGGGTTACGCCACGGCTAAACAGTAAACAGTTAATTTTGTAATGTATTGATATTAAGGAATAAAAAATACTTAGCAAGCGAAGATAACCCGCTAACCCGCATAACCCGCACTGTTTTGTATATATATACGAAAAATTGAGATCTGAACTATGAAGGCAAACCGCAAACAACCACACTACCGCGCTATTGACCTTACAGAGCACTGGCTGAGAGTGGCGATAAAAATCATCGACCGAAACACGGGGGAAGGATATGCAAAAGCACATCCCGAACTGATAAGCGCATTCATGACAACGGCAGCTGCAAACTTTGCCACGTTGACAGAACGGGAGATTGCCGAAGCGGAACAGGTAACAACCATCAACGTTAAAACCGGAGAGCAGACAGCATGACAGCACAGATAGCGGCTTACGGGCGGCTGGTGGCTGACCCGCAGTTAAAGACCACCAGCAAGGGTACACAAATGACGATGGCTAGTATGGCGGTACCCCTTCCGTGCAGCCAGGCAGATGACGGAACGGCGACGATGTGGTTATCCGTCCTGGCGTTTGGCAGACAGGCCGACGCACTGGCAAAACACCACAAAGGCGAACTGGTGAGCGTGGCGGGTAACATGCAGGTAAGCCAGTGGACAGGCCAGAACGGCGAAACGCGGCAGGGCTGGCAGGTTATCGCAGACAGCGTAATCAGTGCGAGAACGGCGCGACCGGGCGGAAAAAAAGGCCAGCAGGGGCAGGCTACTGACGCACTGAACAGGGCAAAACAACAGGCGGGTAACGATGATCCGTACGGGGATAACATACCGTTTTAAACAACGAGTAACAGAAGCCGGAGAAGTCCGGCTTTTTTATGCCCAAAAAAAGCCCGATAAGGTCAGAGGGTCTTATCGGGCTTTTGCATATGAGGCTTTTATCTAACAGTATGGTAACTACTGTTGTCGGAGATAATTTCATAATTTGCAACACAACTCAACATTATTGCGTAAAATGAAATCATGATTATAATCACAACTGGATGAACATCCAGTTGTGATTTTTAACGTCAAAGAGGAATTTCCGACTATGGCAGAAGAGAAAAAAGGCGGGGTGACAGTTTACATAAGCCCAGACATCGTGGAGGCGCTCAGGGAACGCCACCAGCAGAACGTAAAAGCAGGCATTGCGGCAGGACTTGATCCGCTGGCGATGGTTGAGCCGTCAACAGGCTGGCAGGTACGCGCCTATTTACGCGCGGCGCTGGGCATGAATCAGACGCATGGAGGTGAATAATGGCAGGCAAAGCAACGGCACTTAACACTAACCAGCTTTTCGCGTACCTGAATCGCGGGGATATTGCGGAATTTAAATTCAGTCCGCTGTTTACCACGCTGTTTTTCCCGAACGTGGCGACATTCAACACCCAAAACATCATGCTGGACACCCTGGACATTGAAGAGGTTACGATGTCGGCGTTTTGTTCGCCTATGGTGGGTAGTCAGGTCCAGCGCGATAAAGGGTACGAAACCAGCACGATTAAACCTGGATACATGAAGCCGAAGCACGAAATCGATCCAACGAAAACCATCATGCGTATGGCTGGAGAAGATCCGGCACAGCTTAATGACCCAACCTATCGCCGTATGCGCCTGATTACTGGCAACATGCGCCGCCAGATAAACGCCATTAAGGCACGCGTGGAATGGCTGGCGGTGAATGCGATAACGACCGGAAAAAACATCATTGAGGGCGAAGGCATAGAACGCTATGAAATAGACTGGAAGATCCCAAGTAAAAATATCGCCAGACAGGGACCGGGTAAAAAGTGGTCAGAGGCAGATAAGGAAACACACGATCCAATCTATGACATCGAGCTTTATGCTGATCAGGCTGGTTGCCCCGCAAACGTCATGATTATGGGCGCTGAGGTATGGCGCACGTTACGCAGCTTTAAAAAATTCCGTGAGCTGTACGATCTTTCCCGTGGTTCAGAATCCTCCGCCGAACTGGCCTGTAAAAACCTGGGCGAAGTGGTGAGCTTTAAAGGCTATCTGGGCGATATTGCCCTTATCGTCTATTCCGGCAAATACGCCGACAGCGACGGCACAGAAAAATATTTCCTTGAACCTGATTTGCTGGTCCTGGGCAACACCAACAATAAAGGGCTGGTGGCCTATGGTGCGATTATGGATCAGGACGCAGTAAGAACGGGGGCAACGCAAAACATGTACTACCCGAAAAACTGGATTGAGGACGGCGATCCGGCGATTGAGTACGTGCAGACGCACAGCGCACCGCAGCCGGTTCCGGCAGATATTCGCAAATTTGTTACTGTCAAAATTGCTTAACGGGGGATTCTATGGACACTCCATACATTGAGTTATTTGCAGGCAGCCAGCAGGTATCCACGACGCTGGTACATTTTGCCGCTGATGCTGGCGTTATTCAGGAATTTACCCCGCTGATGCTGGCGGACAATGGCGAGTTTAAGGCGTGGGATGGTCAGGAATCTGGCAAGGCTGTTTATCTGACCTCGTACCCCGTGGACACGTCGACGCAGAAATCAGCACAGTGTTACAAGACGGGGATATTTAATATCGCCGCCGTTAACTGGCCTGAGAGCGTCGACACCGACGCGAAAAAATGCGCCGCCTTTGCGGGTTCTGGTGTATCTGTTCAGCCGCTGGCGCGATAAGCAGGGGGGAACGATGGCAACGAATGAAAGTATCATGGCGCTACCGCTGGCGAGTAAATTTAAAGCTGAAGCGCGGGCAATGGCTGACAGATGTCTATCAACCTACGAAGCTATATATCAACTTAACAAACTGGAAGAACAGGACAAGCCGCGCGCTGATGCGATTATGTCGCTTCATGAATCTGACGACTATCAGCCGCTGTTACGTGCAATGGCAAACGTGCCTTGTATTGATGTTGATACGGCTAAAAACATCCTGAACATGACCATAGAGCAGGAACGCCAGAAGGTTGCACCAGAGCTTACCGCAGCCTTTGAAAACTTTATGGACATGCACAGCCCACAAGCCGTATCAGCTGGCATGGCATACGATGGCAGAAACCCGGGCGATGACGGCGACATTGATCGCATACTGAAAACCATCTGAGACAAGGCCGGAGAAATCCGGCTTTTTTGCGGGTCCTTTCCGGCATATGGACCTGTTACGGGGCGGCGACCTCGCGGTTTTTCGCTATTTATGACGTTTTTCCGTGAAGGTGACACCACCACCACTTGATTAACATTTAACCAGTTAATTGAGGTAACATTATGATTGATAAGACTTGTTTTGTAAGTCAGCAGGAAATAGCTGAACATTTCAAGGTAAACAGAACCACTATTCGCGCATGGACCAAACAGGGGATGCCGTATCTTAATGCGGATCGCGGAAAGTCCGGCGGTTATCACATCGGGCATACATTGCTTTGGTCTTCAGGTAAAAGCCATCTTGAGGCCATTGGATATCACGTAGAAACCAGTGCGCTGGAAAAAATTATGGTTGCCAGGCTGCTTTCATCTGAGCGTGACGAGTACTCCAGTGAAGAAACAGAACATCGATTTGATGAAGGTTTGCAGATTTACGGCTATTCACCGGAAGATGTGAGCAAAGCACGAAATAAAATGGCTGGCTTTCTGGCTGGGTGGCGTCATGCAGTAAGCGTTCGCCGTGCCAGCATGGAGCAATCAGCCGATACCGAACAGTAAAGCCGATAACTTGTTAATCACTCGCAGCAATGCGTGTGATTTGTGCACACTTTCGGTTAACTGGTTCGATGTCCGGTTTTAGTGTCTGTTTTTTGCGCATGTCCGGTTCATGGAAAGCATGTTTTTGTATTTTTCATATAGTTAACTTGAAGAGAAGCCGGACATGGCTCCTGGAAAATTTTCATAAATAGCGAAAACCCGCGAGGTCGCCGCCCCGTAACGGGCCATAATTCCAGGAAGGACCCGACGACACCAGACTATCAGAACGATGGGGGCACAATGACAGAAGCCGAAATACTGGGATTAATCCGTCGCGTTACCGGAATCAGCCAGCAGGCTGACGAACAGACCACGCAGCCGGACAGCGTGACAGCCGAAAACTATGCGCGTGTTGTGGCTGAGGTGATGCGCCGTGATGGTATTGAGCTTAACGGCGAGGATATGCGCAACATACGAACCAGAGTTCTCGGGTTGTTGTCATACCGTCGCCGTTCTCAACAACGGAGGGAGAGCGCGAAAAATACTTACCAGTGGAAGAAGCCGGAACGGCTGCGGCGGTAA